ATCAACAACTCCAACTGTTTCGGGAACCACTGCATCTCCAAACACAGTTGCAGCCTCTACATCTGTAGGAGTACAACCTCAGATTACACGAATGGCCATAGAGGGTATTCGTGGTGCAGATGGAGACATGACATGGGCAGGAGAGTGGAGTCCTGCAACTAACTATGTTGCAAATGAAGTTGTATATTATGAGGGTAGTGCTTATGTTTGTATACAGGGTAACTCAAATCTAAGGCCAGATCTGAATACAACCCAATGGACTCTCATGGTCCAGAAGGGAGATACAGGAGCAACTGGTGCTACAGGTGCTGCCGGAGCAACTGGAGAAAAAGGACCAGTGGGAGATACTGGTCCTCAAGGAGCAACTGGAGCAACTGGATCTACTGGACCGCAAGGACCGCAAGGACCACAAGGAGCTCAAGGAGATGCAGGAGCTGCAGCAACAGTCACAGTTGGTTCTGTTACTACTGGTGTTGTGGGGTCAAATGCATCTATTTCTAATTCAGGAACAAGTCAACAAGCAGTTTTGAATTTTACAATTCCTACAGGTGCAGATGGAGCAAATGGTACGGCTGCATCGGTCACTGTAGGGACAGTCACTACAGGTACAGCAGGAACAAATGCATCAGTATCTAACTCAGGTGATACAAGTTCAGCAGTATTAGATTTTACAATACCAAGAGGGGATACTGGTCCTTCTGGAGATATTACTTGGAGAGGTGGATGGGATGCATCTACTGCATACGGAACAAACGAATCAGTTTATTACAATGGTTCTTCATATATTGCTATAGCTGCAAGTACAAACGTAAGACCAGACACAGATACTACAAAATGGAATATAATGGCACAAGCTGGTGCAGAAGGTGGAGCGATAAGTTCAATGGCAGATACAGATATATCACCAAGCGTTTCAGATAATGCTATTTTGGTATATCAAAACTCATCTTCTAGATGGAAAGATAGAACTCCATTTGGAACAACTTATGGAGATATTTCCATCAATGGTGGAACATTTTAAAGGATAAACAATGGCAACAGTAATTCAAATAAAAAGACCAGCAAATAGTAGTTCTACTACTGCACCAACTTCATCAAATATTGATTCAGCGGAACTGGCCTACGTTTTTGGGTCAGCAGCTCAAAACAATGGTGGTCAAAGACTTTACATAGGTAATGCAGCTGGAAATGGAGTAAAAGTTATTGGAGGTGAATATTTCACTGAAATGTTAAACCATGTTCATGGTACACTTACTGCATCATCAGCAATCATTACTGATACAAATAATAAAATAGATAACTTAAAAGTTGATAACTTAGATCTTAATGGAAATTCTATAACATCTACAGATAGTAATGGTGATATCAATATTACTCCAAATGGTTCTGGTGATGTTGTCATAGATGGATTGAAATATCCACAAGCAGATGGATCAGCTAGTCAATTTTTACAAACAGATGGTAGTGGGCAATTATCTTTTGCTACAGTAACCTCAAGTTTTACTCTATCTGATGGTTCCAATACTGATACCTTTAATACAGGTGAAACTCTAACATTTACTGCCGGTGAAGGTACTGATATAACTGTAAGTAACAATACAGTCACTATTGCAGGAGAACTTGCATCTGGTTCAAATGCTGGGGTTGCATCATTCAGCACTGATGATTTTGCAGTATCTGGAGCAGGAGCTGTCACAGTAAAACCAAGTGGTATTACAAATGCTCAACTTGCAGGGTCTATTGCAAATTCAAAACTATCAAATAGTTCAATCACAGTTTCAGATGGATCAAATTCTACTGCAACTGCTTTAGGTGGAACGATAACATTTTCTGGAACATCAAACGAAGTCGAAGTTGCAGAGTCTAGTGGTACAATTACAGTAGGACTTCCTTCAACTGTATCTGGATTGACTACAGTATCGGCAACAAACCTTACAGGTACTCTATCAACAGCTGCACAACCCAATGTGACTTCTTTGGGAACTTTGACTTCCTTATCAGTAGATAATATCACTATTGATGCAAATACAATCAGTACAACGGCTGGAGGTGATTTAGTTCTTGATCCTCAAGGTTCAAACGATATCGATGCAAACAGTCACAAAATTATAAACGTAACAGATCCTACTGCAGCTCAGGATGCTGCCACAAAAGCATACGTTGATGCAGTCAAAACAGGTCTTGATATCAAAGATTCTGTAAAAGTTGCAACAACTGCTAATGGAACTCTTTCAAGTGCATTTGCAAACAACTCAACAGTTGATGGTGTTACACTTGCAACTGGTGACAGGATTCTTATCAAGGACCAATCTACAGGATCAGAGAATGGTATCTATACTGTTAATGCATCTGGAGCTCCTACAAGAGCAACTGATTTTGATGCCAATACGGAGGTAACTGGTGGAGCATTTGTTTTTGTCGAACAAGGTACTGCAAACGGAGACAATGGATATGTTGTCACTAACAATGGTACAGTCAATGTAGGTACGGATGCAATCGCATTTACACAATTCTCTGGTGCAGGACAAATCACTGCTGGGGATGGTCTTACAAAAGGAACAGGATCTACTCAAAATACAATCAATGCAGTAGGGTCAACAACCATCTTGGTAGAAGCTGATGCAATTAAGGTAAAGTCTAGTGCTACTGCAAATCAAATATTGTTATCATCTGGTAGTACTTCTACTCAACCAACTTATGGTCAACTTCCATTGGGAAATTCTAATTCTGTTACAGGCACACTTGCAGTTGCAAATGGAGGATCTGGTGCAACATCTTTTACCGATCACGGACTTTTAGTTGGATCTGGAAGTGGAGCATTTACTGCATTGGCTGCAGGAACGGCTGGTCAGTTTTTGATTTCAGGTGGAAGTGGTGCAGACCCAAGTTATACATCAACTATTGATGCTGGAACATTTTAATGGCAGTAACCTTACAACATAAAAGGAACTCAACTACAGGAAATGCTCCAACTGCATCTGATATCGCACAAGGAGAGATTGCAATCAATCTTGCAGATCTCCGAATGTTCACCAAGGACCATAATAATGCGATTCAGAGAATTGGTGGAGAAGACGTTGCCGCTACTTTAGATTTTACCAAGGCAGACAATACATTACAGGGTATATCAGTCACAGGGTTCAAGATGAACTTTAAAAAGGCTGATGGTACTCTTACAACTTTTAATATTTTTCAACAGATGATGTTATTTTCATTATTTCAAGGACACTTTGTATCGAGAGCAGTTTTTAATACTCATCAACATACATCAACAAGTCAAGTGGTAACTTTTGATAATGACACTGCACCATCTACAACAACCTCTGTACCAATTTAGATATGGCTGATAAAGTACCCTTAAAAGGATTATTTGACTCTGGTGGAAACGTAACAGGTCTTGCTGAATTAAGATCTGCTGATGGGGATACAGTTGGAGTGATTCATGGTGGAACTGGACTTGCAAATATACCTAGTGATAGAATAATAACAGGAAATGGAACATCAGCAGTAACTGCTGAAGCAAATCTGACTTTTAATGGATCAACTCTTGCAGTAACAGGCGACACAACTATCTCAGGTAATTTGACAGTCCAAGGAAACTTCACAGAGACAGTCAAGATTGCAACTGAAGATCCAATTATTGCATTGAATACCGCAATAGGATCTGGAACTGCAAACACTTATGATTCGGGGTTTGTAACAGAAAGAGGTTCTGATACAAATGTTGCTTTGATCTGGGATGAGAGTGAAGACCTTTTCAACTTTATAACAACTACAGATACAGGAGTTACCTCTGGAAATATAAACGTATCTGGTCAGGCTGATATAAAGACAGGAAATATAACATCAACTGGAAACATACAACTCACAGGAACATTGCAGTTTGATTCAGGACAGACAGTGAGTGAAATTTCAGATGATACAACCCTTGCAGATGGAGCCGCAACTGCATTAGTTACAGAGAACGCAATAAAAACTCATGTCAGTGCCCAGGCATCAGCATTCGCAATCGCATTAGGATAAACTATGGCAGCACCAAATTCAAAAGCAACTCTAAAAGAATACTGTCTCAGAGCATTAGGAAAACCTGTCATTGAAATCAATGTCGATGATGACCAAGTGGATGATAGGATTGATGAAACTCTTCAATATTTTGCAGAATTTCACATGGATGGTGTAGAGAGATTATACCTCAAACATCAAATTACTGCAGCTGAAAAGACAAGAGCAGTAACAAATACTACAGAATCAATTACAGATGCAGTTGATAATTCTATTTCAGCATCATGGCTAGAACAGAAAGTATGGTTGCCTTTGAATACTAATATAATTTCAGTACTCAAGGTTTTTCAGTTAGACAGAGGTACTACTTCTGGTAATATGTTCGATATGCAGTATCAGATGAGATTGAATGATCTACACGACTTTACATCTACCTCTCTGGTTCATTATCAAATGTTGCAAGAACAGATTGACTTTATGCAACATATTCTTGTGGGTGAGTTTCCCATAAGATTCAACATACATCAGAACAGATTGTATCTGGACATGGACTGGCCTAATGAGGTTAGTGATGATCATTATATCGTTATCGAATGTTACCGAAAACTCAATCCTACAGTCTACACAGATATCTACAATGATTCGTATGTCAAAAAGTATGCAACGGCGCTCATCAAAAAACAATGGGGCGCTAACCTAATTAAGTTTAATGGAGTCACTATGTTAGGTGGAGTCCAAATGAATGGAGAAATAATTTATCAACAGGCTGATGAGGAAATAAAGTTACTAGAAGAACAGATGTTAAATGGTTATGGTCTTCCTGCTGATATGATGATGGGATGATATGCCAACAAATGTATACTTCAATACTGGTACAAAGCCCGAACAGAGGTTATATGAGGATCTAATCATTGAGCAACTCAGAGCGTTTGGTCAAGATGTATACTATCTGCCTCGTAAGTTGGTCAATGAGGACACTTTATTTGGAGAAGATACTCTTTCTAGTTTCAATGATGCATACCAAGTAGAGATGTATCTTGATAACATTGAAGGATATGAGGGACAGAAAGAAATGATGACACGTTTCGGTCTGGATATGCAGGACGAAGCAACATGGGTAGTTTCAAAGAGAAGGTTTGAACAACTGATCAGTACAGATCAAAACCTTATAGTTTCAACAAGGCCTAACGAAGGGGATCTAATTTACTTTCCCCTTGCAAAGAAACTATTTGAGATTTCCTTTGTGGATCAAGACGATCCATTCTACCAGATAGCAAATCTACCAGTATTCAAAATGCGATGTCGTACATTTGAGTACAGTAGTGAGACACTAGATACTGGTGTATCTGAAATTGATGCGATTGAAACATCAGAGTCAATGGATGCACTTGGTTATCAGATTGTTCTAGAAACGGCTACCGAATCTGGAACTAATCACTTGATTACAGAAGATGGTGCTTTTATAGTACAAGAAGAATACAATATAGATACTATAGACACTTCTTCTGATTCAGAGTATTTTGAAACGCAAGGTGATTCGATACTTGATTTTACAGAACGCAACCCTTTTGGTGAGGTAACATAATGCTTGGTCAAACTTTTTACCATGAGACACTACGAAAATGCGTAGTGGGATTTGGAACACTCTTTAATGACATTCACATTGTCAGAAGAGACAGTTCAGGAAACGTACAACAATCTATGAAGGTTCCGTTAGCATACGGACCCAAACAAAAGTTTTTAGTAAGACTCAGAGAAGATCCTAGTATCTCTAAGTCGGTTGCAATTACACTTCCCAGAATTGGATTTGAGATTGGAGCCATGTCTTATGATCCTACTAGGAAACTAAACAAGATTCAGAAAGTAAAGAAGTCTGGATCAGCAGGGAACAAGGTTGATACACAATATATGCCAGTTCCCTATAATATTGACTTTGAACTTTATGCAATGGCCAAGAATAGTGATGATGCTCTGCAAATCGTAGAACAAATTCTACCTTACTTTCAACCAGAGTACACAATCACTATTAATGACATTGTATCAATGAACAGTAAACGTGATGTACCGATTATTCTGAATGGTATTTCATACGAAGATAATTATGAAGGTGATTTTGCAGAACGAAGAGCGATTATATACACTCTTACATTCACTGCAAAGGCTTATCTCTACGGACCAGTGATTTCTGGACAGGTAGTCACCAAGGTACAGGTGGATCAATTTACAGATTCTTCTGCAAATGCTCCAAAACGTGAACAGAGATATACAGTTACGCCTGATCCTGCAAGTGCTGATTTTGATGATGACTTTGGATTTAATGAAACATCATCCTTCTATACGGATGCAAAAACATACAACCCAACTACGGGTCAAGACGAATAGGTAAACTATGGCATTACAAACAATAGGACTTGGAAGTTCAGCAAATGATGGTAATGGTGATACTCTAAGAGCTGCAGGAACCAAGATCAACGCAAACACAGGAGAGATCTACGCTCGATTTGGGAGTGGATCTGCAAATGGAGCAACTTTAGAGACTGCAACTTCTGGAAACATACTGGTAGGAAACGGAAGTAAATTTGCTAGTGTGACAACTACTGGAGATTTTGATATCTCAAGTACAGGAGCAATTAATGTTCGAGCAGATAACGGAGCTTCTGGGGTGCATAAGATTACAATACCTCAAGGAACTGAACCAGACACTACTGCAAATACTCTGTACAATCTTGGAGGTGCATTATACTTTAATGGTTCAGTTGTTGGTTCTGGAAACGTAACTGGTATGACTTCATTTACAGTTGCAGGAGACTCTGGATCATTATCAGTCACTCAAGGTAATTCCGTTACTTTCACTGGTGGAACAGGAATAAGTTCTGCTGTTACTGCTTCTGGAGATAATGAGGTTGTAACTCTGAACATAGATTCTACAGTCGCAACTCTGACAGGAACACAGACACTCGAAAACAAGACTCTGACAAGTCCAGTTCTTGGAGGTACAACCACAACAGCTTCTGGTAACTTAATCGTTGATCCTGCAACTCAAATATTGGAGGTAAAAGGTGATGGTTCATCAACTGAGGGTGGAATACAGTTAAATTGTCGTGTCAATACTCATGGGCAAAAAATACTTGCACAACCTCATAGTGAGGGAGTCACTAATACGATGTTA